ACCGATGTTAATGGAAATATTAAGATCAGAAAAAACGAAGCAGATAAGTCAGCAAAGGTAGATGGTATAATAGCGCTTATTATTGCGATGCATTGCTCACTAGATCATCCATTAACTTCTACTTCGTTTGGCTTTAGAAGTATATAAAGGAAAAACATGGCTATAACAGATATATTCAAAAGAAAATCAAGCGCATCCGCAAAAGAAAGTAATACTCTTTTTGGTCAAACTGCGTTAGGAAACAACATCTTACGCAATGTTTCAGGTCAGAAACAACAAGCTAATAACCAATTATTATATGTAACTACAAGCTCTGTTAATACCGCAGGCCGAGTAGTTGATATGTCAATGTTGAGCCGTAACTCAACTGTTATGGCATGCGTTAATGCAAAAGCAAGAGCATTAGCTCAACTACCTATTAAGATTATGGCTTATGATGCTGATGGTAAAATGGTTGATGCGGTAACTGACCCTAATGTGTCAGCAAGAGATAAATCAAAAGCAAAAGCTGTATATAATTTATTAAATAATCCAAACAATTATCAATCTGCTTACGAATTTTGGTATCAATGGTCAATGTGGTATGACCTATCAGGCGAAACATTTACTGCACTATGGCGCAAAGAACAAACTAACCCAACATTAACGCCAATGGAAATGTATTTATTAGATTCAACTCTAATTACTGCACAAATTACTCCAACTCGCTATCCAACATACAGATTAAGCACTTCTACTTACGGATTTAATAAAGATGAGCCATTAGAATATTTTCAAGTGATTCATGCAAGTGAAATGGCTTGGCAAGGTAGCGCTGGTTTCAATAAAGGTATTTTAGCGACAGAGCTTGTAAGCTTGGATCAGGATATTGATCTTTATAGCAACTTCATCATGTTAAACGGAGCTAAACCAAGTGGGATGTTTGTTACAGACCAAGTTATTCCTGATGCTAAATTTAAAGAGATTGCCGCAAGATTAAAAGAAGCATGGACATCATTAACAGGTTCTAAATCAACTGATTTATCTAAACCAGGTCAAGGTATGTTGTTAGATAACGGCATGAAGTATATGCCATTAGATATGCTAACACTTCAAGATGCTGATGCAAGAGCATTAAAACAACAAACTATGAAGCGTATATGCGGGTTGTTTGGCGTTCCGCCTGCAATGATTGGTATTGAGGAAGGTAAATACAATAATACTCAAACAATGTTAGATGAATTCTACAAATCAACAATGTTGCCTATTATTACTAACATTCAACAAAAATTTAAAACTTCATTGCTTTCAGGCTATCCAAATCTATGCATTGAGTTCCAAACTCAAGACTTTCTTAAAGGTGCACCGCTAGATCAAATGAATTACGCAGTAGCAGGTGTGAATAATGGTATAATGACACCTAATGAAGCGCGCGAATATCTTGGCAAACAAAATATGGATGGCGCAGACGAATTAAAAGATACATCAAAACAAGCTCGACCTATTAGCGGCACTTCACCACAATCAACTGGTGGTGGCGGAAATACAGATGTTATAGGTAAAACTGGACAGGCTGGAAAGGCTTAAATGCCAGTAGTAAATTATAAAAAACCAAAAGAATTAAAAGGTTATCATTGGCATCATATTAAACCTAAACATTTAGGCGGAACTGATGACAAAAATAATTTAATTTTACTTTCACCATATGAACATGCTATGGAACATTTAAAATTATATAAAGAATATGGATTGCAAGCTGACGCTTGGGCATATAACAGATTAATTAGGCAATCTAAATTAGATTTAGATCATATTAAATATTTAAAACCTAATTTAGGTAAAAAGTTTTCAGACAAAGTTAATAAAAGAAAAGGAAGGTCTGGAAATGAAAATGCTATGTCAAGAAGTGAAGTAAAAGAAAAACATAAAAAAGCAATGGAATTATTAAAAGGTTCAAGCGTTTTATCTCACAAAGGTGGGAATAATCCAAGCGCTAAAAAAGTAAAAGTAAATCAAATTATTTATGATTGTATAAATAGTGTAGCAAAAACTTACAATGTAAGTAGAGTTACAGTTAGAAAATGGATAACAGGATCAAAACCAAATAAAATTCATAAAATTGAATTTATTAGTTTTGCATAAATTAAAAATTATGACATTAAAAGAGTTACTCGATAAATTAACCCAACAGGCTCAAAAACGAAAATCAAAACCTGTTGAAACTAACGGAATGAAAAAAAAGGGAGTGCCAATCAATGACTGAAATTAATAAATCTAATTTCGAGAAGTTCTTTTTCGAATCTAAAGTTGCTTTAGGTATAAAAGCCGATGAATCAACTGATGCTAGTGGCGTTATTGAAGCTACTGTAACAACTTGGGGCGCTCGCGAAGGCGCTGATGGTCGCAGATTTAATTATAAGCCTGAAGGCTTTGCGCAATGGGCTGATGAGTTTGCAAAATCAGGTAAACCGCTTCCAATGTATTTTCAACATAATGATATGTCCATGCCTGTAGGCGAGTGGCAAGAATTTGAATTTACTGACACAGGAATGAATGCAAAAGGCCGTTTATTTACCAATACAACTGCTGGTAAAGACCTTTATACAATTATGAAAGAATCGCCAAATATGGTTGGCGGTGTTTCAGTTGGCGCTTATGCTGATGAATACTGTATGACAGATAAAGAAGGCAATATGTTATCAGATGATGATGATATGGATGAAGCATATTTCCAAATTACTAAAGGCGGATTAAGAGAAGTATCGATTGTTATGCAACCTAACAATCTTGAATGCAATATCTCGAAATTAGAGTGCTTTAGAGCCGATGGTTCTTTAGACTTAAAACTAATCGAGAAAGCATTGCGTGATGCAAAACTTTCAAGAAAAGATGCGACCACCGCGTCTTCAATTTTCAAACAAATTTTAGAATCTCGGGATGAGCCTAAAGTTGATGTTGAAAATACACCTATTCAGAGTGAATCCGATGCGGTGGTAAATGAGGAAGATCAATTACTCAAAGCTTTTGAGGAAAGAGAACTACTCAAAAAACTTAACAATCGTTTAAAAGGATAAATCATGTCAGAAAAAATCATGGAAAAACTTGACGCTATTGAAGCGGCTAATTTAGCAAAAGTGGAAGAGATTACAACTTCCGTTGATGCTAAACTTGCTGAAACAGTAGCTTCATTCGATGAAAAAGTAGCGGCACTTGAAGCTAAAGTTGCTTCAGTTCAAGCTCCTTCAGTAATCAAAACATATAAATCAATCAGCCAAGAAGTTAATCGTATGGTTAAATCTCAACTTGCTGAATTCGTTAAGGCTGGTGGCCGTAGCGAAAAAGAAATCAAAATGTTTGAAGATGCAGGTCAATATGATGCTTATATTAAAGAAGCTTCAGCATTGACAGGTTCAGGCGCAGGCGTTGGTGGTAGAACTGCTTATGATCCAGTATTCGTTGCACTCCGTTTAGCAAACCCAATGCGTGGTGTTTCACGCGCAGTTGCTACAGACGGCGCAACATACCAATTCAGAGCTAAAACAGGTAACGCTGGTGCTATGTGGGGTTATCCAATCAATAACAACACTTCATCAGGTGCTAACCCAACTACTGAAGCAACTACAATTTGGCAATTAACTCTTCAAGATTTAAATACACAGTTCCCAATTAGAACTGCGGCTCTTGATGACATCGATGGCCTAGAATCTAATGTTGTTTCAGATATGTTGCTTGAGTTCTCTCAACAAGAAGCTCTCTCAATGATCCAAAACAACGATCAAGGTGCTACAACATTGCCTTATGGCGGTTCAAACGGCTTACGCGGTTTAAATCAATATCCAGGCGTTAATGCATCATACACAGGTGGAACAACATCAGTTTCAGCTTATGGTTCATCAGGCACAGGTTCATCATCAGGCTTGCATGACATCGCAACTTACGATCAATTAACAACTAACGGCAACGCAGGTGTTAATGAAGTAACTTACGCTGACATTGTTAATTTCATCTATGCTTTACCACAAGAATATTGGACACCAACTGCTAAATTCGTTATCAGCCCACTCATGTTAGCTGGTATTCGTGGTTTAACAGACCAACAAGGCCGTCCAATCTATGTTGATGGTTTAGCTCGTGAAGATGGTATCGTTGGCTCATTACTTGGCTTCGATGTAGTTGTTAATAAATACCTCGATGTTCCATTTATTAGTGGTTCAGCAGGCACAGACGACCTATTCCCAATGTATTTTGGTGATTGGGATCGTTGCCATGCAATCGTTGATCGTTTAAATATGGTTCTACGCCGTTACGATCAAACATTGCCAGGTTCTATTACTTTCTATGGTGAAAAGCGTCTATGCACAAGCGTAGTTAATCCTTTCGCTTTAGTTCGTTATAGATCAA